CATCTACAAATGATGGTGCATAATAATATTTATATGAATATCTCCAAGCTATACATCCTCTCAAATAATAGTGAAGAGTCCATTTTAAAGATTCTAAATATGTTTTACTCATATCTTTTATTTTAAAATTTAATATGGGTTCATATATTTGGAATGTTTTATCATCATATTCTTTATGAAATATAGTTTCCATATAATATTTATTTCTCCAATTGTCTAAATCTGAAAACACTTTTTTCTCTACCGATCTAAATACAATCGGTTTATGATTCATTACTCTAACTTTATCTGAATTTTTATGGTAAATACTTTTAAATTTTTTTTCTTGCCTTTTCCTAACATTTAATATTTTTTTTAATCTAATGTTTTCACTAATAGATAATTCATATATAAATTCTTTAAAATATTTCATATTTATTATTTCTTTTTTATTTATATCTGTTAAATAAAATAAACCATTATATTTATCTGATAATTCATTATATATATTTAGTAAATCTTCTAACCCATTATATCTAATATTAATTGATGGTGTATGTTGAATAAAGTCATTACCTATGAAAAAACAAATAAATATATAATCATTTATTAAAGTTTCATTACTAATATTATAACATTTTGGTTTTATTTTGTTTATTATACTTTTTTTAAGTTTATTTATGTCCAAATAGATATATTCTGATTCAACATTCTCTATATTATATTCAGTTGTTTCTCTCAATAAATATATTTTTTTAGAATTACTTATTAAAGATAACATAATTAAATCGGCATCTAGACCATATATCAAGTTTGAATCTATTTTATTTTTTTTAATAAAATCATATATTTTTTGCTCACCTTCACCTGGTTCATTTGAACTACTAAATATCAATCTTTTATTAAAACTATTTAAATAACTTATTTTTTTTAATAAATAATTTTCTAAATTTGTCATAAATTCTGTTCCAGGTGTTATTGCATTTGTATCCCATATCTTTTTTTCTTTTGCTGATTTAAATCTCCTAAGCCTTTGTTGAACCATTTTTGGTTTAGGACAAGGTCCATCAATTGCTATAAATATTATCTTTTTAGGATCTGTTTCTTTAATAATTTTATTCATTTTAACAAATATTTTTTCAAACATTATATTTTCATTTGTTTCACCTTGACAACAAGGGTGTATTAAACAATTTAAATCAAAATATAAATTATCTATTATAATTTTATCATTATTATCCAAAGGTATACATATATCACTATAATCTTCTACACATGTTTTAAAAAATACTGGAATTCCCATTTTACTATATATATATAATACATATTTTGGGTTTAAATATATATTATAAATTTAAATATTATTAATAATATAAATGGCGAAAACAACTATTAATAATACTTTATTATACACATTAATTATAACTAATTTAATTTTACTAATTATCGTGATTTCATTATCTGTAATGGTATACAAATATTCTAGAAGAATGTATATTGTTACTAAGACGATAGAGAATGTTGCTGATAGTGTTACCGAAACAGCTATAGAAACTGTTATTAATAAATATTTAAGTAATAATAATAATAATAATAATAATCTAAATTAATATAATATGATAGAATTAAGATATATATTTATTATTATTATTTTAATAATAATTTTATTTTATATAATTAGATTTAATTTATTAAAAATAGATATAGTTTATACTTGGGTTGACGGTTCAGATCCTAATATAATTACAAAGAAAAAAAAATTTAAAATAAATGAAGAGAATGTTAGGCAATTTAACATAGATGAATTAAAATATTCATTGAGAAGTGTTAATAAATATATGAAATGGATTAATAATATATATATTGTTGTTGATGATGATCAAAGATTGCCAAGTTGGTTAAATATTAATAAAGTTAAGATTATTAGGCATAGTGATATTTTTGATATAAATGATTTACCAACATTTAATTCACATTCAATTGAATCTAATATATACAAAATAAAAGGATTATCTGAATATTATTTATATATGAATGATGATTTGTTTATAACTAATTATACATATAAATCCATGTTTATTGATAATTTTTTAATAATGAATTATTTCAAAAAGGGAAAATGTATTTTTAATTTAGAAAATATTAAAGAAGTAAATAATGGTTATTTTGGAGCATGGAATAAAACTCAGAATTTAGTTAATAAATTCACCAAACCATCTTGTCAATGGCATCAAATTATTATGTTAAAAAAAGGTAATTTTGTAGATATTAAAAAAAAATATTTCAATGAATTTAAAAATACATCTTCATCTAAATTTAGAAGTAATGATGATATAGTTCCAAATGGTTTGGCATATCAATATGGTTTATATAATGGGGATTATAGATTACATAATCATTACCTTAATATGTATATAGATTTAAATTCAAATATAGATGATATTCTATATAATGTAAAAATTCTTGAAAATAAAAATATTACATTTTTATGTATTAATAATTCATCTGAATATAATAATAAAACTGATATTATATTAAATTTTTTAAATAATAAATTTAATAAAAAATCTATATATGAATATTAAACTCGGTAATTATTTATTTATTTAATATATTTAATAATATATGTCTTCCACATGTTTAAATTGTAAAGTTATTAAACAAAATACTAGAAAAGTTCCATTATGGTCTATGAATGAGGGAAATAATTCATTATTACCTGAAGTTATTAGAGAAAAGAAATATAATCCAAAAAAAACAGAATTAACAGCAGAATCACCTAAATTAACAAAATTAAATGTAGATGTTCCAATTAAAACAAATAAGCCTGATACATGGGTATTTTATTGGGCAGCACATTCGTCCATAGATCCCGAAAAGATAATGCAGGAAAAAGATGCATATGGTAATAATAGTAATCATGGTTTAGTCAAAACTGATGATAAAGGTGATGCCATATTAAAATTAAATTGTCCTCAACCATATAAAGAACATGAAAAAGGATTAACTTACCCTAGACATGTTCACTATACATTTTTGATGAAAGATAATATTTGGAATGAAAATATTAATTCAATTGTTGTAATGTGTAATATTGATTTTAAACAAATGCAAAAAGCAGTTGATAAAAAAACACATATCTTATTAAATGCCTTACCAGGTGAAGAATATGATAATATACATATTCCTAATAGTTATAATATATATTATAAGTTTTTAGAAGATATGCCTGAAAAAGATAGAAGTAAATATATTGAATCTTTATTAAATGAATATATCCAAAATTACCCAAAATTATTTAAATTATTAAAAAAACAAAAGTTATCTATATTTGATATACCAATTATAACATATTGTGATAATACTAAGTGTAATGCTTCCGAAAAATTAGCAGAATATTTAATTGAAGCAAATTATGTTAATATATTAGAATACCCTGGTGGTATGAAAGATTGGCACGAAAATACAAAAATATCTGAAGATGATAATATATCTAATATAGACCTAGATGATGATGAAGAAATAATTTCTTATAAAGGCGGTAAATATTTACACCATAAAGACACACACGATGTAACAAATATTGATGATTTCTCTTTAATTGGAACATGGGATCCAATCAATAATAAATTAACATTTTTAAATAAAGAAAACGATTTAACACCCGAAGAAACACAAGAAGATAAAGAAAAAATAAATTCAACTATAAAAGGAAAATATAAAGACGTCATTACTGTAATTAAAGGAGAACCAGATATTTTACCCGAAGAAAATGATTCAGATGGTGAAAATGATTCAAATGGTGAAGATGATGATTCAGATTTAGATGGAGATTCAGATGGTGATTCAGATTTAGACGAATATTCAGATTCAGAGTCAGATGAAGATTCAGAGTCAGATGAAGAAGAAGAGTCAGATGAAGAAGAAGAGTCAGATGAAGAAGAAGAAGAAATTGAAGAAGAAGAAGAAATTGAAGAAAAAAATATGAATGGTGGTAAAAATACAGAAATTATTAAAAATAAAACAAAATTAAGCGATTATTCTTCTAGAGGTTTTAATTTTTTTTAAAATTTGATTTAATAATTAATTATTATAAATATAAAATAATAATATAATATGAGCAAAAAAATTAAATGTGATTTCTGTAATAAAAAGTTAAAATTACATGAACAAATAAAATGTAAATGTGATAAAATGTTTTGTAGTAAACATTTAGCGTGTTTTTCCCACAATTGTTTACATAAAATAGATCATAAAAAAATAATAAAAAATAATAACCCAAAAGTAAATGTAGAAAAAGTTATAAAAATTTAATATTATTTTTAAATATTCTTCTCTTTTTTTAACTATAAACATTATTGATCTTTTTAATTGAATTTTGAACTCTACTACTTGAAATCTCACAATCATTAACCAAATAATTTATCAATTCTTTAATATTTTGTTCTTTTTTAACAAAATTTAATTCTGATGGATTTAATTTATCATGATACATTGTAAATAAATATTTAGCTTTTGTAAACCTATCTAAATAATTCTCAGGAATATTATATGTATGTTTACTATTAATAAATTCTTCAATACTTGCAAAATTTCTAACAATAGATAAAGCTTTTACTTGTCCAATTCTGGGGATATTTGGACAATAATCACAACCACATAATATACATAATTCAATAAATTTTTCATTTGATAGTTTTAAATCTTTAATAATGTTTGATAAATCTATGACACTAATGAAATCATTCCTTTTAATACTTTTATCTAAACAAGTTCTAATTAATTTAGGACATCCAAAAGCCATCGTATCCATATCTTCTGTAACTACATAATCAACATAATTTATTCTACATAATTCACTTGCAATTGCTTCAGCTTCTCCATCCATATGTAAATATTCTACACCCATTAAATCTAATAACTTTTTAATATCATCTATATGATCCTTATTTACACGAATACTCTGTTTCTCATATTTTAGTTTTTCTTCTTCCGTTTTTACAGTTTTCATTTCATTTTTAGCTTTTGATGCTTTATTTTTTCTATCCTGAATTAGTTCATTCTTTTCTTCAGGTGGTTTTCCATCAAAAATATAAACAGGTGTGATATTTAATGATAAATATAATATAGTTTTATAAAATATGCCCGAAATGTGGCTAGTACATTTTTTATTCTCGGTTTCTAATGATTTACCATTATACCTTACATTCATTAGATATTTATATATAAATAAACTACTGTCTATCGCTACTCGTTTCCCAGATAATTTATATAGTTGTTCAGTATTAATTGATTCTGGTGATTCTTTATTAATAATTTTTGTTAATCCTTTGATGCCCATATTATTTTAATATTACTATTACATTGATTTATATTCTTAAATAATATCAAATTAATTAAGTTTAATAGTATTAATATAATTGATATATATATATATATATATATGAATTTTGACATAATTGTATCTAAAATAATTGATAATACAATTATTCAATTAAAAAAAGAGAAAAATATGGACAAAGTTAATAAAGAAATAATTGAACCTATAATTAGTAATACAATGTATCAAATTTATCCATATTTTATTTTTTTTATAATAACAATGATGATTTTGTTTATCGTAATGTTTGTTATTTTATTTTTGAATATTAAGATGTGTTATAAAAAAATTTGAATTAATATACTTTAATATATTAACAAAGTATTGTTATTGTTATGGATAATCTAGATGATGAATTTATTGTCTGTAATAATGGTATAATTGATGGTAGTTGGAAATCAATTAGTATTTATAACAAAGAAATAATTACTAATATATTAGATGAAATTATAGTTAAAAGTATTAAACTAAATAAAAAAGTAAAATTTAGTGAAAAATTGGTATCAAAAATACTTGAATACGAAATTAATTCAAGTATGCTGAAAAAATGTAAAAAAAATAAAAAAAATATTGGATTGGTTAGACAAAAAACAACGAATATTCATAAAAAATATAACCAAAAAATTGGAGATATATTAAAAGAAATTAATAAAGATTAAAATATATATATATATTATAAATAACCATGGGGAAATTTGAAATATGTAATATAGATATGAAAGAATATTTACAATATTTTTTTATTATCGCCATAACAATATTAATAATATATATTATTAGATGTTTATCAAAAGTAAAGGAGGGATTGAATACAAATAATAAGGATTTTGTTTCATATAAATTATCTAGTGGTAGAGAAGTTTCCAAAAGTGATTTCAGACAAGGTAAATGGCCATGGAATGATAATGGTAATGGAAATGGAAATGGTAATGGTAATGGAAATGGTAATGGAAATGGAAATGGTAATGGTAATGGAAATGGAAATGGAAATGGAAATGGTAATGGTAATGGTAATGATTTTGTTTCAGATATATCAGATGCTACTAATAGATGGATTGATTTAGTAACAAAAGAAAATATAATTGGTGGTGGTATGAGTGATGATAGAAGAGTTGAGTTAATTGGTAATTTATTTTGTTTAAAAAATTCAGATGGAAAAGACTGTAAATCGGGTGAAGATTTTTGTGCTAGTTTATTTGGTACAGTTTCAAATCAATTAAGAAAAGGTCGTAAAAATATAGAAAATTATTTTGTATATTTTGCAAATCTACCAGGTTTAAGTGCCAGATCAATAAATGAACCAATATTTAAAATTCAAAAACTTTCAGATGATGTTTATTTAAATTCAGCATTAATTACTTGGACTTGGGATGATGGTCCGGGAAGTGGAGATATGGAACCATTAGTAGCTAGAATGTCATTTATATATAAATATGATAAAAATAGAATTGGTATGATAAAAATAGACAAATATTGTATTATACAATTACATTCTTCTGGTATGCCTGATAGAGCTGACGGTATTCCTGATTATTTACCAACAATGGATATGACTACAGATTTTTGGAATGAAGAAACAAAAATGTATGAAAGTTTAATGTAATTTATCTGATACTCGCGAAATAGATATTAATAATAAAAAATAATATATTTATTTAACCAATCTCGTTAACAATTTAGATATCAATGTTTCTTTAAACAATTACATTGAGGGTATTTTTCATATAGTTTTTGAATACTGAGTTCTTTCATCTTAGCTTCAATCATTATATCTATTTCATATCCATATAATTCTGGAATTTCTAATAAATATTCTGGAATAATTTCTATATAATCACTGTGTTTTCCAACTCTACCAATACCTTGTTCGGAAACATGGAATTTTGGTTTAATTTTTTTTTTGTCCCAAGTTTTTAATATTTCTTCAATGTAATTCTCAGCATCTTCAATTTCTTCATCTGGATGTAAAAGTTTATAGCATTCGTGATGATGAGTGTCAAATACCACTGGAACACCACACATCTGATTCATTTCTAAGCAATCTATAATTGAATAACTTTTTTCACAATTTTCCAAAACAACCCGATTTCTTACTTTATCTTCTAACTTCAAATAATTTTCACACCATCTTTTTTTTGTTCCTTCTTTATCTTTATATACACCTCCACCATGAATAACCATAACTGAATCTACACCTAAATCCATTAGATCTAAAACTTCAGCATGATAAGTTAAATCTTTTATTGTTTGAGTATATGCTTTTTTTGTTAAAGAAGATAATACATTATACTGACCTGGATGAAATGTTAATCGTTGATTATATTTTTTAGATTTTTCTCCAATT